AAACGATGCGAGATGGCGCTTTTCTGCATGTCTGCTTGACAAATATTGCTGTATAAAGATTGATTTTTGCGCTGTAATTTGTTGTAAGTATTTTGGCTTTTGTGCCATTGGTAATATACGCGTTACAACTTTTTCTAATGCCAACAATAGCAACAACTCCTCAAATTCATATGGAATATTTAACATGCTGTTTGGATTAAATACGCGTACTGGAAACATATAACAATCTAATACACCACTCACATTTCCCTGCGTGGCATCGTTTGCATTCCAAAAATTGGTCGGATAAAGATATATTACATTCCCCCATATCATATAAACAGGATTATCGTATGTACCCATATTCCAAAATTGCCTCATATCCCGATTAATAATCGAATACCATTCTCTAACATCAATCTTTCTCGCCTCTACATATGGTGGTTGCCCGTTTGCAGATAACAAAAGTCTAACAGGCTTAATAAAACGTGGGGATAAAAATTGCTGATTCGCAACAAGTATAGTAGTAAAGAATGCCCAATCTTTAATTGGATAAAAATTTATCATTATTTCTTCAAGTGCTTCATTTAGATAATAAGCAACTGTTAAATAGTCAATATTCTCCGCATTTCTATTTTCACCCAAACGCAATATTACTTCATCAAACAATTGCTGAACGGTGTATTTATTATATTGTATCATATCCTAAGACCTTGAATTGGTAATTTCTCGCCAGCTTTTGTATTGAACGATGCGCCGCGTTCCATTTCGCCAACATCAATATTGTTTGCTAATTCAGCTGCTAACAACACTACTTCCGGATGATACTCTTCCGGTAAGCTCAAACCGACTGGTGGTCCACCATTAGATGCCAATCCATTTACTTGATAATCATATAATGGAGGCACCTGTATATACAACACATTGCATGTCGCATTACCTTGCGGATCTGAAAACAATACTTGCGTTACATAATTACCATTTGCATCCTGCGTTTTGTAATACGTCCAATAAACACTGCGTGGCATTGGAGTATTGTAAATTACACCGGGACTGTTATAGTTTATAAAAACATCATACGTTATATATTCCGCTACCCAACTCAATATATCTGTATCATCATTCACAGTAACACGTGCTGCTCGCGGATATAGTAATGGTGCTGATAATACTCCATTGTTTGGTAAATTTGTATCGTACACATACAACGGTCTTAATGCACGTTCGTCATCAAGACCGTGATATTTATCTATTAGTGTCATTTGTGCTTGATTGATAATACTGTTTATTGCCGGATACGTGAAATACCACAACAATCCATCATCAAGCAACATCCGAACCGAATGCAATACTTCCGCAGCTGTCATTTCATAATATCAAATAGTTTTTTAACCCAACCTCCAGATTTAGATTTAGGTGCGGCATAGTTAGAACGCTGTATTTTCATAATGCGTTTAGCCGGGCGCCCATTCTCTGATTCGTATATCTCTTCAACTTCTTCTATGTTAGTTTCCGGTTCCTCGCCAAATCGACGTTTGGTCGCTTCTTCTGTTGGGGGCAATCCTTTTACTGCTTTTTTGTATGGACGATTTGCTTCATCTACTCGCAAGGTATCTTCTTGCGAATCGGGTGCTTGCCTTTGAAATCCTTTTTTCATTATGCGTTTTATAGAGTTGTCATACTCCATTTCCTTCTCTGGCATCGCAGCTCGCATACCGCGATCATCCTGTTTGTCATCATTCATCCAGCTTGGCATTCCAAGTGAGCTGTGTTGTTCAATTAAGTTTTTAAAAGTCTGTTTTAGCGACGATGCGTCTTCCACATCTTCGTTTAGTATATGTGTGCCCATTTCATTTTGCATGTCGTCTGCATCGTTTTCTTCTTGCGGTGCCTGATGATTTGGCTTTGGCAACTTCTTTTTTTCCCCTACCATTTTTTCTGGCGATAAAAGTGATTCATCGGTCTCGTCTTCTTGTTGTTCTGCTGGGAATTTAGGTACCTTATGATATTTTGAATAACGATACGGCATGCCTTTTTCTTCGTAACGGAAATCTCTCTTTTTCATTTAACTCTCCTGCTGTTTTAATAACGAATCCATAATTGCTTTTGCAATATCTAAATCTTTTAATAAACTCACTAACCTTTTAGGAAATATGCTATAATAACTAAATATATGCTTCATAAATTTAAAATCACGTTGTGTTTGTATTTCCTTAAATCCAAGCAATACTGCTGCGTGCGTTGCAATAATATCTGTATATATATACATATCAAAATCCTGAACATTAAAATCCGGACGATTAATGTTATCCCCCAAAGATGTCAAACCAATATATGAAGGCGTCCTAAAATAATTTAATATAACACCTGTATTCGTATCATTGCCTAATATACCACGATATTGATTGCCCACTATAAATACACCTGCAACATTAGAATTTCTAAATACCTCCGCTGTCGCACCTTGATACACACGTGCTACAACCTGAAACTGATCAGTTCCAACCATTGCTGAAACATAATGCAAATAGTTGTTTGGTAATGGTATCCATCCTGTAGCAGGCGGTGTTACAAAACCTGTTGTAACATTCAAACCAGCCAACAAATAACTCAATCCAAGTCTGAGAGATGCATTCACAAATATTGCCTGCGCATTATTTAAAGCTAACGCAATCTCCATATCGCTCCAGAACAAACCCTGATCCGCTGGAGATTGCGTATCTCTTAAAATTAGACGAACTCTATTTGCAAGCACATCCCCATTCATTCTACATCACCGGTGGTTGTGGCATAAAAGTTCCCCCACCTCCACCCTGATCATCTGGTTGTCCTCCACCCGCTCCCGGTGGCATACCCGGTGGCATACCCGGTGGCATACCCGGTGGCATACCCGGTGGTATGCCTTGACCACCTCCACCCTGAGCATCCGGTTGTCCTCCATCCGCTCCCGGTGGCATACCCGGTGGTTGCGATGGACCAAGTGCAGCCGCGCTCCCGCTCAATATATTCATTAAATCAGCTGGTGCCTGAATTGTCGGTGATGCCTGTTGTTGCATGGATTGATCCATCACTTTCATTTTATTTTCCATAATACGTTGCTGCAAATCAATCTTTGCTACCAGATCCATAAGTGCCTGTTTGCTGGTTTCAATTTGCTGTTGTAGCAACATTTGCGACATCAATCCTTGCGACAACTCTTTTTCTTTTTGATTTTGTCGCACCGTTACAACAGCACGATTGTATTCTTCACTACGTTTGTTTTTGGCTACATCTTTTGTTGCCGAGACATCTTTTCGTGTCTTAGTAACCATATGTTACTCCTTACTCGTATTCTTCTGGATCTCTGGTTATATATTTTTTATCGTTTTCAAATTTCTGCTTAATGTGTTGCGGGAAATCATTCTCAAATAATTCGATATTGTATGCCGGATGATCTCGTAAGTATTCGATACATTTATCAACATTTGTTCGAAATATGTTGTTTTTAAACTGTACGTATTCATTCTCTGTGATAAAAAACATTGCTTCTTTTTTCAAAGATAAAAATACAACCTGTTTCTTATCACCCTCCATCCATTCAGCTATATGCTTGCGAAGAATACCTGGTCGTCGCGAATCGACCTGCTTCACGACGACCTCGATATTTTTATCTGTTTGTCTTACACTTTCAACCTCTGTTAATTTAGCCATTTGTTCCTCCTTCGCCTTCGCCCTCACCTTCGCCCTCGCCTTCACCTTCGCCATTTATTCTTCCTTCGTCTTCTTGTTCTTCTTCCTCGTATTCTTTGCGAACATATCCAACACCATTTTCATCAAGTGTATTACGTGGCTCGTAACCACCTTTATCCCATCTATGGTACCCAGTAACTTCATCGCCAACAAGTAAATGTTTTAGTTTAAACGCTTCTTCCCTCATATCGTTGTAATCATTCGTTTCGAATGTTAATGCTATTTTACCGGTACCACTAAGTTTTGTTTTATCTTCTACAAATACTTTTTGGCTTGCAACGTACTTTTTGCCATTGTAAGTTACCTCGCCCTGAACGACCTCATACCATCTGTTATCCGTTATTTGGTCGGAGTTTGTTTCTAAGATTGGTGCTTCGACAAACAATACACCTAAACCATATTTCGCATCTCCTGTAAGGTCAGGAAATACCTCTTGCAGATCCGTTGTATCTATCGTCTTGCCACTGCCTAATTCCAATACGCCTTGTGTAAAACGATATTTGGATTTCCCCTTTTTTGTGTATAAAGCCAAGTTGGCATGTCTTGATGCGTATCTCATTTTATACCTCTTATATAGTTCTTAACAATGCATTTGCTTGTTCGATATGCCATGCGATAGTCCCTTGCCATTCGACCATCAATTTAACATCACGATCGTCTGGCGAGCTATACATTTTAGTTGTGAAATCTTTCACAATACGTTGTTCCATTTCTGCTGGATCGATAACAAAGCACCAGTTTTCAAGTGCTGTGTTTTGCTGTAATAATTCACTACGTACAAGTTTAATTTCAAACCCACCCGGTAATACGTATGTATCTAAATCTAATCCAGCTTTTTTATCGCTTGGCGCTGCTCCATCCACGCGTCTGAAATTACCAAACGCATCATTGAACCTCATTAAGAAACGCCCTCCACATATACCGATTTTCTTTTGCCCATTCGGGTTGTAGCGGAATGCCATATCAAAACAGAAATTCTTAAACAACGCCTCAAAATCATTCGTCGAATCTGGATTATAATAAGCTACATTAGTTTGTATCGCATTGTATAATCCACGCATGTGTCGTTTTGGTCTTCCCGGAATTGTGCCATCAAATGCTCTTTCGTCCCACATCATCGAGTGTTCGACGCTCAACTTAAATTCTCTAATCATCTCGTTTTGCTGGAAATTCCAATCTGGTGTAGTTCCCTTCGTTGCGATGAATGTTTTTTGATCCTCTGTCATTTGTAAAACAGCTTCTTTGTGCTCCACAAAGTTACAGTCATAGTAGTAATCGCGCTGTAACGGCATTGCCTCGATGCGTTGCGATTCGTAAATCGTTCTACCGAGAAATATTACATCACCAGTGCTGAATGCTGTAAATGGCACAGGTTCGATTGTTCTAACAATTACACATCCAGCCTCACAGGTTCTTGAAACGTCTGTTCCAACGTTTGTTAATGTTGATGGCAACTCATATACAGATTGATTATCCACACTTCGTGTCATCGAAGCATCTGGCGTCATCACAACTTCTACCACTTGACCTGTTGGAACAATAAAGAATTTATCCTGCGGATAATATGGCATTGTGCTCTTGACATCTGGACGCGATGGCTGTGTGAGACGCAATTTTGCAAAACGAGCCCATTGTCCAGTTCCAACAACTACCTCATTACAAAAGTCAAAATGATTGAAAACGTCGTATTGTATTGTTTGCACTTTATGGCTTTTTGGCTTTGCACCACGTCCCATGTACTGTCCTAATGTAATAAGTGGCGTTGCGTTTGGTTCGAGAACACGTATCTTTTGCGAAAAATCTTCTTCTAACGCTCTTGGGTTAATAGTCGTCGAAGTTCTTACTCCGGGTCTTACAATGTTTCTATACATGTTTTACTCCATTTAATATTACAAATCCATTAATCTCTTTAATCTTTCACTTTTCGACAACCCGTCTATAACCTCACTTGTCGATTGCTGACCTTTAACTGTTCGTCCGGTTGGCTGTATTTTTGGTAGAAGTTGCTGTTTTACTAATTGTTTTGTGCTGCCACTTCGTCTTTGTTTACGACCTAATGATGCGGATAGCACAATTCTCGCTTGCTCTGGTGTCATTATTACAGATTTAAAATCTACCCCGGGATATAATGTTTTTAAGTTCTTCGCTATCGCTTTTATGTCTTCTTGCGAGAGTTCATCTCCACTCATGCCAAGTTCGTTTAAAGCATTTTCAAGCGCATTGTTATTTACATTGTAAATATAAGCCATTCTTGATTGCTGTTCGATCTGTTGTTGTTTATTCAACAACTCCTGTACTTTCGGACCAAGCTCGCTAAGTATTTTTTTAAGAGCTCTGTCGGCTTCTTTTTTAGCGTAATAGCGAACTTCTTCTTCGTATGTTTCAAATTCTGGTGGCTGTTCATCGTCGTCATCCACCGTGTGATGCTGCATGCCTTGATTTGCATAATAATTACGTATAATATCATGCAGTTCTGGATGTCGTTGCAAGAACAATCCATCAACAATTTGGTCGGTAGTGTAACCATAGCTACGATAGGTCATTATATCTCGCAACTCATCATCTTTGCCAAGTAGATCTATAATCGGTTTATATCGCGCCAGATCTTCTTGTTCGTCTTCTTGTTCTTGTTCTTCTTCTACATTTTCTTCTTCCTCGTATTCTTCTGCATACTCATGCTCCTCTTCGTATTCTACATTTTCATCTGATGCGACGTCTTCTTGCATTTCATCTTCGAACAATGTTTCTTCTTGTTCGATACCATACTCCAAATTCATAATCCTTCCTCTTGATAATACATAATATAATTAATACTTTTTACATTTGCAAGTTAAAATTTTGTTGGTCTTGGCTTCCGTTTTGTTGTGATAATTGCATAAGGAGAGCGTCCTTCATTTGCTCCTCTTGTGCTTTCTGCTGCATTTTTTGTAAATTCTTCATTTTTGTTTGCACCTCTTTTGCTTGACGCTTGATGTCTTCGCTTGCTGTAGCAAGTTGTTCACCGAGACGCTTAGCATCTTTCATTGTTTGTTTTTTGAGTTCTCGTTCTACTTGCAGAGCGAGTTTTTGTTCTTCGGCATCTTTCGCTTTCATCTCCATGTATTTTGTGTAGAATGTTAATTGTTGTCTGATTTCGTTTTTCTTTGTTTCTGGAATAGACGAATATTCAAGTAGTATAGACATCGTAATTTCTGGTGGCAACTGCATCAAATTAGACAATTGTAGCATTTGTTGGAAATAGCGTTCACGCATTGTTTCCGATTTGATTGCTTCATCGATTATTATATCGACTTTTGCATCTTCGAGCGTATCTAATAATTCATTTTTTAAATTTACATATTGCACATCTTTGTCGTCTCCTATAATTCTGATAATTTGTCGTGGCGTCATAAAGTTTTTGATATACCAAACAATACGCTCTGTAAGTTTTAATCTCCAAAAACGTAATGCATCAAACAATGGTAATTTCGCAACACCGCCTTGTTCAGCCCTTGCTATAACAGCACGTCCACTTTCCGCAGCACTTTCTGTTAATCCAAGTGAGTTGCGACCACCTGCGTAATCCTGCATACGTCCAATGCCAAACTCTATATTTTGGAATATCTGTGGATTTACAGGATTGTTAGGTATTGAGTTAATTGCACCATGTGTCATCACAGGTATAACAGGAACCGTCTTCGATATTTCACGTCTAACAGCCTCCACATCCCAACCGCGTCTCAACAATGATTCCATTACCGTAACAACGTTTTTGTGTGAAGCACCTAAGATGTAATCCCATTGACTAAATGAACGATTTATTAAGATTTGTGGATAGATAAGCGCTTCAACAAACGACTGAAACTCGCCGTGAGAAAAATTGGGGAAATACGCAACGAACGGGAAGTCTGGTAAAATCGTTATCTCGTTAATAACCAACAAGTCTCCAACTACAACAGTTTGCTTTATTTGATCCTGTTCTGCTGTCCCTATAAAAACTTTATGGGTACCATCATCGTTGATTATAGATATTCCTTCTTCGCTATATGCCTCAACCAATCCATCTAAGTAATCCTCAGCCTCTTTACGCGTATTGAATTTCTGTATGTCTCCACGAATATCATCTATCACGTAATATTTGTAAACTTTAACTCTTTCATAATGAATTATTTCCTCAACAATTTCTCTATCATGGCTGTTATATGGATTTGTCTTTCCGTAAACACGTTCTTGGTGATATGTCGGATAATTTGCATAAGCCGGATACGTTTCTGCGACAGGATGCAAATCATCAATATCTTTTTCTATCCAAGAGTATTTTTCCTTAGCTTCGGCTTTTGTTATATATGAACGACGCGCCATCCATCTGGCATCGCTCAAATCTCTCTTTTTCGCATTTAGATCGTAATAGACTTCGTTATATGGAACCACTTCAATCTTTGGATAGCCATACATTACGTCTTCATTACTCCAGTATACGCAAGCCCATCCAACATTACCAATAATACCATCTTTAAACACTTCCGTTTCTATGTAGTCTAAATCATTTACTTGCGAGACCCATTTAATCAAATGTGTCAATAATTCAGCTGCTTGTTGATCTCCCGGTTCGCGTCCAACTGCTTTAACATCTAATCGTGTTTGCATTTGCACACCAACCAGATGATCAACTTTATGTTTTATTTCGTTTAATACATATGGAATGCGTTTCTGTCTTTCGTGCGCTTCAATTTCTTCTTCACTCCATTGACGACCATAATAGAAATCGTAATTTCTTCTTGCTGCTGCATTTATATCGTCAAACACATTTTTAACTTGTTCTATATCGTTTCGCACAGCCGATATAACATCGTTATCATCTTCGTGTTTTAATAATTCAAGCTGCACAACAGGTTCTATTTTAAACATAAGACCACCGTTAATATTCTGCGTAATTAAACATATCTACCCACTCTTTATGCGTAATTCTTTCTCCTCTTTGTGTTATTTGTTTCACATGATAGACAACAGGCTCATCATGATCTACAACAGGATAACCAAAACCACTAACAACGGCATAACGCAATGCATCCGCATAGTCGTCTTCCATTCTTGTATCTAAATCTTCTTTTGCTCCTTTTCCGTATGATGTGTACTTCAGTGATGGCAATGTGGTAATCAATCCGGGACATACATCAAATATTTTCATTTTATCTGTCATCCATGCCTTTAATATACGCCAACCACTAACTCTGTCGTTTATTGCACGCACCACAGGTATTCCTGCTTCGAGCATCATCATCGCCGGCGATCTGTCGTCGTCGTATTTTCTCTGGTTACCCCAAGCAGACGGATCTAAAAACACAATAACGTTGTCATCATCTTTAAGCAAATCTCTCATGTCATATATGTACTGCATAATAGATCCAACGGCAGAATATTCCTTGTACACAAATAGTTCCTGCGTTTCTGGATTTTGCGCCACCCATACTGCTACTGTTGGATGTTTTTCGGTAAAGCCTATATCCATACCCACCGCGCGATTCCAATCTTTCGGAATCTCAAATGGTGCTATAACATTCTTTTCAACCGAGAACTCCGCAAAGAACATTCCTTCAAACACATCCCAATTACCGTTATACCAAGCTTCGAATAAATGCTCTGGCAATGATTTCAGATTGTTTACATACTCTTCACCGATATATTTATTGTCAGAAACATGGCTTTGGATAAACACAAATTTATCTTTGATTGCAAGTTCACCTTCTGTCCATTGGTTATAGTCTGGGCGTATAAATCGTGTTTTGAAATACCTATCGGAAACTCCACCTGGATTGCCTGTCATCAATACTGTTGGTATAAAATTTTTTTGTATAACGTTCCGACGTAACGAACCGTATAATTTAAATAATACGCTTTCTGTAAAATTTGGCGCTTCGTCTATAATAAGGAGTTGATATTCTACACCTTGAACTTTCTTTGTGTCGTTTTCATTTTCAATAGCCTTAAAGATAATACGAGAACCGTTATCAAAAACTGCTACCTTATCTACAACTCTGTATCTATATTTGAATATATGTTCTGGATATTTTTGCGTTAGTGGCACGACAAAATTCTCTAACAACTCCGGCATTGTGTGCCTTACTATCATTATGCGAAGTCCCGGATAACGTTTTGCAGATAACACTGCTACAGCTAAAGCAAGATGCGTTTTACCGCCACCACGACTTCCACCAAAGAATATTCTATAACCACGTCCTATATACTTTGCAGCTTGTAATTGTTTTTCTTGTAACTTGATGTAATCACTCAACTTCATTAATTACATCCCCAAGATCATCTACCAATTCATCTTGCTTAACCATTGAACTCTTGCGTGCTAAGAGATATTTTTGCATACCGACGATTGAATTGAATGCCTTTATCGTTAAACTTGGATCTTCGTTTGATTTAATTAAGTTACGTAACGACACAAGACTTTCTCCGATGATAATATCTCCAGCCATCATTAAATCATCCACCGTTATGTTTTCTGGTAACGGTAACGCAAGATTCTTATCGATATGCTTAGATAGATCACTCATAATGTAAAGATAATTATTAATTTTGAATTTTACAAATATTTTTATATATTGCTCCATGATTTTATGTTTTTAACGATTAAAGGTAACATATGGACATCTCGAATAAGCTACATTGGAATTGGAAACAACTTGTTACAATTCAAGATGCAATTACAATATTAAAAACATTATCTCCTTTTACGGAACACTTAGAAGACTTTATCAAATACAAACCTTCACCTAAAAGTAGAAGACGTAAATTTTTAAACTTCTATCAAATATCAAAGTTAATATCCGCTCTTTTTACATTACGAATATATTTAATGGTGCATCATGGCAAGGGATGGACAATTGTAAATAAAAACGAATACAATACACCAATAGATAGCGAACATACGTTATCCGTTTGGCACAACGAATTATTAGATTTTGTAGCAATACCGGTAATGTTACATCGCCTAATAACAAGCGATGAATACCAGCAACTACTACAACGTGCAGACTATGTTAGACTAAAATTATATCCATATGATGGGGAATGGGTGGAGGTGGATAACAAAACACCATATTTGAGATTTTTGCAGACAATTAAGGGTAAACTTTACATACGTCGCAGCAAAAAACAACCTAAACATATAGTAGAAGATTTTACCAATTTAATTAAATCATTTGGATTTCGAGTGGGCAAACGTGGCGATACCTTGTACTTTCATTCGTTTGTCAAAGTTCCACGTCAAAAAAAAATGGCGTCTCTTTGACGCCATTCTTTTAGAAGTCTGCATCTGCATCGTAGTGCAGGTTCTTGAATGTTGTTGTCTCTTTATCGTAATACAGTCGCACCGAGCCTGTTGCACCGTTACGTTGCTTTGCTACAATCACTTCGCAAGTGTTTGCCGTTGATTTTCCGTCTTCGTAATGCTGTATATCGTAATATTCAGGGCGATACAGAAGCATTATAATATCGCTGTCTTGTTCTATGCTGTTGTGGGCTACAAAATGATTGGCTATAAAGTTATGGTATCTTGGAACCTCTATATCGAATACTTCTGCGTATCCGCTATCGTTGATGGATTTAATTGGCACAAAAATAAAGTGAGATGAATTCGTTGTCGCAAATTGAGGGTCTGCAAAATGTTCGCTTTCTATGTTGTTGTATATGCGATTAAGTTGTTCTTGCATTTTTTCATCGCTGATTGTAAATGTTTCTATAAAATTTCTGATTGACGACTTATCGGTAATATACAGCGTAAACACAAGCGAGTTAATTTTACGTTGCTCTAATTCTGCATAAACTCCAAACTGCAAGAGGAAGGATGATACACATACTGCAACATTCCTGTCTTTGAATTCCATTTTTATAAATACTGATGGCTGTTCATCAAACAGTCCACGTCCAACATCGCCGCATACTTCAAACACTGTTTCTATGAACTTCTTCTTTTTACTTAATTCCATTGTATGGAATTCAAGTGGAATGCGAATAAATTTAAGTTTGTCGATAATACGATAACGTCTCAAAATATAATCCCAAGCATTCAATTTTTCTATTGTTGAAGCTGCTTTATAGAAATCCGATGGTAAATCGTATGTTGTCTTTGTGTTATACTTAGCCATATAAGCTGCGAGCAAAACTATATCATTGTCCGAAAAATCTGTTTCTATTATTGGTTGCTGTGTGTTGAGTAACACGTAGTCAGATATAGAAAGTTGGTCTAATCTTTTCCATCCATTTACAGTATAAAAACGATGATTTGCTGTTGCCTTGATTTCTGAACCGTTATGCAGTGTAATCTTATACACTTTTTTTGTTCCTGTTGAAAAACACTTTTTATAGTTTTGCGCAACGTCAGAAAAACCATCATCCGTTATGTTGCAGCACTTTATTGTTACATCTTCTGTATCACATAATGATTTGATTGGCTTACATCCCTTGTGTGTTAATATCAACGTATCTGCTGATAGACAACCACTTTCGCGTAGATCTGATAATTGCGGACGTTTATTTGGACGGTGTTCCACTTCGCGATTTAATTGTGCCATAATTATAGCTGGCAGTTTATATTCACGTGCGATATTTTTAACACCGAGACTAAGTTCAGCTATTTCACGTTCACGTGTTTGTGCCTTATTTGCTTTCATTAATTGAAGATAATCAACAATAATCATATTTACTCCATATTTTTGCATATAATGTCTTGTTTTAACTTTTAATGTTGCAAGATCAATTCCTTCTTTGTCATCAATAATAATATTACATTGCGCTGGTATTTGTTCTAATGCTGTCGTTACTTTTGCTAATTCTTCGTCTGTAAGGTATCCGTTAATGATTTTGCTTAACTGTATTCCGGTTCGGTTTGCAACAAGACGCATGAGAATGGTCTCCTTATCCATTTCAAGCGAAAAGAATGCCACGTTATGCTTGCGTGCTGCGTTCATTGCCAAAGACAATCCAAACGAAGTCTTTCCCATACCAGGTCGTCCTGCAAGCGTTATTAACTGTCCAGCTTTCAAACCTCCCGTGATACGATCTAAATCCGCAAATCCGGTTGGGATGCCATAGTATTCTCCAATACGTGCGTAATGAACCGCGCGTTCTATAATCTCTCGTGTTGTCTTTGCGATTGATTTTGTATCTACATCATTGTCAGAAATAACATTGCGCAATACGTTTGATGTATGGGCATGCAAGGCGCTAATTATATCAAAACCACTTTTATTTGCATCGTTATGCAATTGTTGTGTAAATAGGTAAATTTGTCTTTTTATAAAATAATCTTTGACTTTTATTGCTATTGATGCTGCATCGTCTTCAATGTATGTTCTGCCTATGTTTTCAAACAGCTGTTTCAGCACTTTTTCTGATGCAATATTTTTCTTTACTTCCTCGTAAACTGTTATGTGATTAACCGGGATGCCGTCTAAGTATAACTTTTTTATAACGTTAAAGACGTTCTGATGTTGTGCGTTGTAAAAATACGTTTCTTCACCATCTAAAACAGTCAAGACAGCTTCTACATTAGAATATCCGCCGTTAATCATCAAATACAGCAGTGCCCTTTCGAGGACATAAGAGTACATCTGCATACTCGTCATTTATTGCTCCCGTTTGAGAACACTCACATACAACCATTCTGGTTCCGCATCTGAACTTACAAATACAAGATTTGCGTGATTTCGTGTTTTCCCTATGATAAAGGAATTATTTATCGTGCTACTTCGTATAGACTTTGCGATACTAATAAAATGAAAAGGATTAATACATATGCGTTCTTTTGTTGTTTCTACTTCGTTCATTATTGTAGCTTCTGCCATAACCTCTTCGGAAGAACCAACGGACAACAATTTTGTATCGAACTGATGAATATCAAAGATAAGTTTTGCTGCAGCTCGTTCTGCCTCTTTCTGTATACTACCCGGCGAATACATATTAAACACTTTGTTCATACTATCGATTTTTTCTGTGATGTTATGTGCGTCATATTGTGCTTTCCATATGATTTCGTCTGGTAGTAATTGTTTGTAGTTAGGGAACTTTTCTGCTATACCAAAAAACTCAATGGTAATATTCTCCGATTGTGCCACAACTTTTCTTACTGCATTCTCATTATCTTTAACAAAATACATCGCAATTTCATCCCCAAGAGACATCAGAACATCTATGGCTACTTCTGGTATGTTTAAATTTAGTTCGTCTTCATATTTAACTTTTGATTCGTATGTTGTTAATCTAAAAGAGTCTGTCGCACAGAATTTTATTACACCATCCTTGATTTCCATGTTTACGCACCGCATACTAAGACGATATTCATCTTTCGACAGAAACGGCTTCAATCGCTTTAATATATTCCGTAGTTCACCATTCCGGAATACCAACGGCTTTGTGTTTTCCGGCACGTGTATCGATGGCTCCTCGAATTCAGATGGGTCAAGCGAATGCAGCTTGAAGCTAACACCATCGAGTGTTACGGATACAACCTTTGACGATTCATCAAAGGCATCAATCGTAAACAACTTTGCTTTTGCTCCATTTACTAACGGAGATAAAATATTCACATCAAAAGCAAGCACAAGCTTACAACCACTCGGTTGAATTTCGCATGAATAGATCTGCGTCATTAGATCCGCATCAAAGACCTTAACCGATAAGGTGTCGTTATCAATCGACAAATACAACGGAGTGGCGCGCACTTTATTCGCCATTTTGCTCCCATTTTTAACAGCTTCCTTTAAAATACTTAAATCAAATTGCACTAACATAATTTACCTCTTTTCATAAATTAAACAATATATTAATACCAGATATGCAATCATATCGGTAAATTTTTCCTTAATCAAATCGTGGCTGTTTGAAACTTTCTCATTGTTATCGATGAAGATTTTTTTCATCAAGTCCACGATAGAAGTGTAATGTTTTGTTGCGTATAACCATGCAACGAGTTCTGGTTCATATCCTGTTAAGAATGATGCGTCTTTAAAGTTTGACAGTGCGTCTTCTTCTGATGCGTATTCTTTGTTTTTATGGTCAAACATTTTAGATTCGACAATATCCATCAATGTGCGATAATGCTTTTTAACTTCTTGCAATTTCATATGTTTGCTCCAATGTGTTCAACATTGTTTTTACTTCATTAACTTGGAGATTGGTGAGTAGTTTAAAGCGTGTTGTTTCAATGTAGTCCTCAACTGCTTGCTGTGTTTTGGGGGTTAGAAGCAGAGTTTCGGCGAATTTACGTCCGACTGAGGCGCCACACATGTTTAGCACTTCACCAATCTCCTCGTATGTATATTGAAATCTTCTTGCTGCGTAATAGAATGCGTTTAAATCTTCGAATGTTTCTTTTAGTATTTTCAACGGTGGGATAACGTGGTATTTGTGTATATCGCTCAGATTACGCATTAGGTAAGTGATTCTACCTTGTTTGCATTCGAAGAATGTTGCTATTTCGAATGGTCGTATTCCGTTACAAAGTGCGTTAGATAGCAACAATCCGTATTTGTTTTTTTCTGTTGTATGTTGTATTCGTGGCTTTAATTGCTTATCGACGTTAAAAATATTACACAGGAATTCAAGTATAACGAACTTATCTTCAAGCGTTTTCGGAATAAATTTAACAAACATTCCATTTTGCATAAATCCTTGCCTGTGTTTAATTTCCTCATACGCAACAGACAAGCAGTGCGTTAGCGTGGTGTTAAACATCTTCGCCAGAATACATAGCGTAACCGTAACATCTCCGATCGCATCTACAATAGCGTCGAAGTCATCCAACTCAATAGCTTCCTTTAATTCTTCAATTTCTTCAAGTGTTTTTGAGAATTGTTTTTGCGGATTCGATTGTGCAAAAATGTTTCTGGCTTCAGCCCAATCGATTACTTTCTTTTCGAGCAACTCTCTGTTTTTTAACATACTTTCTCCTTGATTTAAAGTTACAATAATACAAAACAGTTGCAATAAACTCGTCTGGAATGTAAGTCGTTCCTTGAAGAACAATAAGCGGAACAACCCCAAGAGCACCAAGACGTAAAATCCGCGACCTGTGAATTCTATACAACACAGAAACATCGTGAAGTTTCGTGAGACCTTGTGTCAAATGGTTATTTAATTTACGTTTCCTCATTGTTCCCCCAAAACACACAACAAAAATAAAACGTTTTTTTTTCTTTTCAAAATGTTTTTTCGTTTATGAACGTTTTTTAATTAAAAAACAAAAAACGCACATAAATCGATTTTAAGGCGTGTTTTTTTTCAAGGGGTAGTTTTATATAGGTTCGGGTATAAAAATTCAATAGCGGGCAAATATGTGCGAAATTTGGGTATTTTAAATTTGGTTTTGATTTGGCATTTTACATAGGGCAAATTTTTGGTTATTTTTTAAAACGACGTTTCTTTTTCTTTTTTCTTTTCTTTTATATATTTTCTTTTCTTTTTTCTTTTTCTTTATTAAAGCAAGCATCATAAAGCTTGAATATATTTCCTTCTGTTTGTTTTTAGGTATTTAAGAAAAGAAAAAAAGAAAATAAACAAAGAAAAAAAGAAAAGAAAGTAACCTGAAACAAAAACACGAATTCTTAAATCGAACTTTTCTTTTTTCTTTTCTTTTTCTTTTTATATATTTTTCTTTTTCTTTTCTTTTTTCTTTATTAAAGCTTCTTCTTACTTAAAAGCTTGAATTACAGGATTACACATACAGTGAATTAAACACATACAGTGAATAATATTACCTTCTGCTTGTATTCAGGTATTAGTACATAAAGAAAGAAAAAAAGAAAAAATAAATAAAAAAGAAAAAAAGAAAGAAAAGCACAAAACCTTAACACAGCAAAAAGACATGTTTTCAAACATACGCCTTTTTCTTTTTTTCACCTATAAACAATCTTTGTTAAGTGAACAACGTAAGTGCTTTATAAACCAACGGTTTATAAAGTTTAGTTAACAAAGAACGTAGTATTAAGGAAAACGACCTAAATCCCAAGAGAAGCAGATAGTTACGGGATTTAGTTAATAAAAAAGAAAAAGCATTTTTCCTTGTATTAAGGAAAATGACCTAAATCCTAAGAGAAGCAGATAGTTACAAGATTTAGTTAATAAAAAGAAAGGTATTCTTTCTTGTATTAAAAAAAAAGAACTTAATAAAAAAACACATACACTTAGACAGCAAGAGATGTTTGAAAGCTTCGCGTAAAGCAACGTTGTGCTAATAGGCAACCACAAAAAAGGGGGGGCGGAGACGTGCGGAGACAACAACAAAATCCGTGCCGAATTTCACGATTATCGACACGGATGGATGTGAAAGTTTTCAACTTTTTAATGTGTTCGTATTCTTAAAACACTCCGTCTTTGAGTAGCTTGTTGGATGTGGTTTTTCGCTCTGTTTGTTTAATAATTCGCATGCTTGTTACTTGTTGAAAAACTCCACATGAATATGTTGGAGATGTAGGAAAATTGTGATAATTACACATTAGCTTTCCGTTAAAATGAATACACTTTGCACATTTCTTTTTCATTGTTAATTCAAATGTATGTTAAACATCATACCATTCGTTATCAAATATAATAACACATCTAATAAATCAGAGGCATCCATGTCATCTTCCGTATTTAACTCCTTGTCTATTATACGACCCTTCGTAGCATCAACCCCATTTACGCGAATGCTTATATCCATTCCCTCGCCATCACCAATAGCACGTATGTTGATCTTACCCATATTAACTCCTTTGTATTTTGTATTCAATCCCTAAATGACCTAAAATGTTATCTATTGAACCACCATCACGTACGTAATCACACACATCGTAACCACCACCCATACCCCAATTAATACAACCAACTACACGACAATAATCCCCTATAATTTTATACGTCCTCTCCATACCACGATGACCAGCATCATCATCATCATACATCAAAAACACCTCCTTCCCACCAAACATCCACCCCCAATCCATGCTGAACCCCATCGCACCACCACTGCTCGTTACAGCACGATAACCAGCACTGCGTAAAGCTAAACAATCTAACTCACCCTCACAAATTATTACACCCCTGCCACCTAATAAACCATCCGTAGGATATAATAACCTCCCCCCACTCCCATCTACACGAACCTTCCGACCATCACGATAACGTATCCTCTTCCACCTCACCATCCTGCCATAACCACACATGTAATCTATCACTACTACCCAATCACCTCTATCCCTGTATACATAACCACCATGCCTACTGAAAATATCCCTCCCTATACCCCTCCTCCCCAACTCATCCCACCAACTACCTACACGCCCCAACCACCCACGATCCAATTCCCTCTCTACCCCAGCAACTCCTACACGACCAACACACTCACCCCTTACACCACAACCAACCATCCTCTCAAACTTCTCAAAATTACCACCCTCACCTAACCCAAAATCATACCATAACCCACTATCCAAATCTATTACTAAACTCGGATGATCATCACCAACCCTTAATACACTCTTTACCCTTACCCTCCCACTGTAACCTACTATGCCATCTATATACCGACCGTATAACTCTGCAAACACACCAGCCCCCCAAAATAACTAATAATACGCAAAATAACTACTTTACCCCAATTTTCCAACTAATTATAAGTTTGTGAACTTTTTTTAATTAAATTCCAAAATCCCTGAAATTGTTCGAACGGATACCCACGCACGTGGGGGAGACAAATGTGAAGTGCCCCATCGATGTTAAAAAGTGCAGGGCGTTTGTTCGGTTGAAAAAATAAACTTAAAACGGTTTTTTTTTTATTTTGTTTTTAAAAGTAAAAAGCAAAACGAGCCTTTTTTGACGGGTCGAGCCCCATCATCGAAAACTTAGTATTTTTTAGTTTTTACTAATATTCTTATTAGGTAAAGCTAACTTTATGATTAGTTATTGCTAACAATATATTTAGTTTAGATTAAACATAAGTAATGAAACAAAAAAAAACGGCATCGAAAGATGCCGTCTTTAGTTCTGATATTGTTACTTATTTTTATTGCTCGAGCAAGCCCATCTCTGTTAATTTTTGGATTGCTTCATCTTCCAGATCGTCCAGTTTAATTTTTTTAAAGAATGTTCTACCATTAATAGGATTGTTAGAATTCCTTATTAACTTCGCTGCTCTCGTGAGAGAGATGTTTGTTTCAATAATTTGATAGTTCGAGTCTACGAGCACGCCGTCTATATATAGAAACGGCTGTTCCTTGTAGATGCGTCCATACAAACCTTTGGTAATAAAATTTGATTTCATGTTTTTAAACATAAATCCTCCAAAATTAATAATTTTACAAAAAAATGGCTGGAGCTTGTAAAAGCTCCAGCCGTTTATATATATGTTTGAGAGATTGCATCAGCAAGAATCATGAAGTCATTTTTCATATCAATGCTGCGATATGCAGCATTGATATGGTAATATACATTACTTTTACTTAATCCAGTGATGCGAGCAATCTGACTTGCTTGCCAGCCAAAATTCCAAAGTGTGAATATTGCAAGCCGTTTAATCTTGCAATATTTTCTTATAGCTAGAAGAGATTCCAATTTGCTGCCATTTGTTTCTCCCCCTCTTACAGCTGGCAGCCCCCTCTCTTTTCTTATCAGATAATTGATAAGCCGCCCTGCAAGACGATGAGCTACTGTACCTGCGTGTTGATTGATTTCTTCAAGTCTGATAACAAAAATCTTTTTCATATTAACCTCCTTTATAAAATTATAATGTAATTGATTACACTACTAATATAATATTTCATCTTAACTTTTGCAAATGTTTTTTTTACACTTAAAATGTATAATATTATATATAATATATAGCTTCGTTTGTTTACTGCTTTGGATGTATCCGCATTCATTGACAAACTTACTTTCGGTATCTGCGTGCGGACGGTGGTTTTAATACGGCGGGCGGCTTTAACTTTGGCTCTTCTTTGTCTTATTAAGCCGCCCTTCGCTTCGGCTTTAATGTTCCAACATACGAAACATCTCACGCATATCTTTAACGTTGCTAACATCCCATTCCGACACATCTCCGTTGAATGGAGTGTTATAAAACATCCGTTGCATATTCCTAACTTTGCTCACGTTCCATCGAGATATATCTCCGTTAAATAGAGATTCGGCGAACATCCACGACATATCTTTAACACGACTCACATCCCATTCCGACACATCTCCGTTAAACGGAGTGTAGCAAAACATCCACGACATATTTCTAACGTTGCTAACATTCCATTCCGACACATCTCCGTTGAATGGAGTGTTATAAAACATCCGTTGCATATTCCTAACTTTGCTCACGTTCCACTTTGAGATGTCTCCATTGAACAAAGAGTTAGCGAACATACGAGACATGTTCCTAACTTTGCTCACGTTCCATTTTGAGATGTCTCCGTTGAACGAAGAGCTGGCGAACATACGAAACATGTCCCTAACATTACTCACGTTCCACTCGGAGACGTCTCCATTGAAGTCTGAATGTGCGAACATACGAGACATGTTCCTAACTTTGCTCACGTTCCATTTTGAGATGTCTCCGTTGAACGAAGAGCTGGCGAACATAAGAGACATGTCCCTAACATTACTCACGTTCCACTCGGAGACGTCTCCATTGAAGTCTGAATGTGCGAACAATTCACTCATATCGTAAATTGCAGATACGTCAATAAAATTAAGATTGCATCGAGAACCCTCTTTTGCTATTGTAGCTCTGATAAGGTTCTTCAACTCTTCTTTGGTAGCTGGGCGATTGATTGTAGTTGTCATAAATCTCCTACCGCTTTATTTTACGCCGAGCGGCTTCGGCATTTAATTTGAGAATCTTTTGCTTGTTTAACTTTTCCAATACCTCCTGTTTAGCTGCGGCTTTTGGTATTAATGCTTCCCCAAAGTCTTTTAGAAGGAGTGGATCTATCTGGCATTTACGGACTCCATCTACTTCGCATCGGTTAAACTCTTCAATATACTTTATTTTTTCTAATGGTACCATTGTTATAAAATGCCATCGCATTCTCATTGCGTCTGCACGTGTTATCTCTGTTATGTTGTCGTTTTCGTCTATAAATAAGTATTCGTTATCACTTTGATGCATTATAGCTTTCAGTGGAATGAAGCGATTGATTTTAATCCTACTCATTATTTTTCTCCTTTATTTGTTTACGATATGTTGAATGCAATTTGTTTTGTATCTTTCTAATAAGTCTATCTGTAAATCTATTATGTGGTAAATGCATTAGTATTAATCTTGCTTCTGTTTTTGATATGGTCATTACTTCGGTGCCTCCGTCTGAGGCTGATGTTCTATTTATAGTTGTTGTATCTGCCATACAATAATCTAAAGCATCTGTGTAATGATAAAACGGCTGTGTTACTCTTGTCTTGTCTGGTCTCACTATATAATATACGTTTGTGTCATCAAGCACTCGGCAGTATATCTTATGATTATTATATCGTTTTATACATACGCCGAGCTTCGCATTTTTTTGCGATTGATATTTATATGTATTTGCAAACGATAATGTTTTAGCTGTCCACAGTATGTGTGTTAGTCCATTATCTTCGTAAGAGTCTATCTCGCTATTGATAATAGCTTTTTTGATATCATCTCGTGATATGTTTGTGATTGATGAAAATTCACTAATTGTCATACTGCACCTATTCAATTTTGTTAACGTATTCACGTTGTATATACCTTTGCGTTGTCGCAAGGCTTTTATGTCCTGCAAACTTGGCTGCTTCGTATATATCGTAGTCTTTTAACCTCTTGGTTATTGCTGTATGTCTGATTTGGTGTGGATGCATATCTGCTTTTCTAAATAGTGCTTCGATGTTTTCTTTTGTGATGCGTTGTCCTTTATCGTTTGAGAACAGATATTCGCTGTTTGCTGTTCGTTTGTTGATATACTCATTGTATAAAGTTAGGATATTCAGATTGTTTATCGAATGAGTGGCTTTTATATGGTATAATTTGGTACCTCCGCTTTTACTGTTTACAAGTCTTATGACAATTTGCTGTTGTTCATCTACGCAAATATCGTTTGTCTTCGTATTTAATAGTTCTCCAACTCTACATCCAGTTGTCAGCATAATTGCTAATGCCAACTTGTTTCTCAATTGCACGTGTTCTCCTCTTTGTCGTTCTATAATTTTTATTAAATAGTCTATCTGCTCGTCGCTCACTACTTGTTTACTCCAATCGCTTCGCATATATCTGAATGCACTTCTTAGCCGCTCGGCTTGTTCTTTTGTTATCTTGCTGAACGTATATAAGTAGTCAGCCAACGCTCTTGATAATACGTATTTTGAACTGCTTGACAGGTCTAACGCATCTATATACTGTATCAGATAAACTTCGTTATACGATTGTAGCTTTGATAAATGTTGCCTTATCATATCGGCTCTATATTTGCTTCTTATCTTTTCATATATTTCGAGCATAAGTATTCCTCCGTTATAAATATAAATCGTGTAATAAACGTATAGCAATTAGCTTCTTTAACATATTTTTGTGTTGTCTATACCAATCGATAACAAAGTATGTTGTAATATTTCCTATTGTTGCCTCCATTCCCCAATCTTGCATTACTTTGTCTGCTATCTCCCGTACGTTGTCATCGTTAATATAGTTAGATGTAAAAAAGATCTTTTTTACATCATCTGAATTGAGTTCTAAATACGGCAACTCTGTCTCTATAAGGTCGTCTAAGTCTTCCCTGATTTTGTCTGCAATCTTCTCGACTATAGCGTCAGTTACATCCTTAAAGACAGCATATGTGCTTGTTTGCAAATCTAATAGGTAGTCGATTTGTCTTTGTAAAGATATGCCTATGGTTGTCATATCATACTCCATAAATGTGATTAAAATTACTTTAATGTGCTACCAACTGCTTTGCTAATGTCCATCTTTATATCGTTGTATAATGCCGTTATCTTGTCGTCTATTACAACAATCTCTTCGTTTAATTCGCTGATGTTACGAATATATTTCCTTATGTATCCTGATATAAATTTTTGCGTGGAGTATCTGCTGACGTATTCGAACAGCTCTTCGGCAGCTTGCTTCTCATCTTCGTTTGCGTTTATCAATCTGGGATACTCTATATTTGTATGTGTCCGTCCGTAATACGTTCTTGTATTAATTACAATCGCTATTTCTATATGCTTGTGGTGTATCTCTATCGAAAACGTATTCTGTTGCATATCGTTTTGTAAATATACACGTAACCGCTTATCTTCCGATATAAGCATCGCATCTTCATCGTTTATGCGAATAATGTTTGAATGCAATAACTCAATATCTTTTAATAAACTATGTATCCTGTCAATGTATTGTTCCAATGTCTTTATCGCTATACTATATCTATCGAATAGTATGTTTCGCTCCATTTTGTTTAACTTCCTGTATCGCTTTAGTGCCGGCGTTGAAGTTATCTCGCTTAGGTCAAATGCTATTGTCCCACCTTCAACTGGCTTTGTTAGAGACTTTCTAAATATGTCGTATTCGAATTTGTAAATAATGTCTTGTAGCGTTTCGTGCTTTCTTATCTGTGTATCCGCCAAACTAAACTTGGCTTCAAAATCCACTAACTCAACCTTCAACGATGGATGCAAATCTCTCATTGTCTCTTTAAATAGACTGTTCAATTGCTCGCTTAATACTAACATAACTCCTCCTTTATAATAATGTTTTTTTTATTTTTTGTTTTTTAAAAGTTAAACGGCTCGTATTTTTTACCTGCAAGTGTTTATTTAAATAGACCTTCTCGCAATGGCGCATACATTTTACCTTTAATATCAATACTGCCACCTACATAAAAGAAATTGTCGCTTACTAAATTATATGTCTTCAAATTTCCATAGCACTGTGACACCAGTCTTGTTTTAAGGTTGCCATTTACTGTAATGTTACCGCGCACGTAAAATAGCTCGACGTCAAGGCTTTCGTTTATCAACACGTCTCCATCAACGGAAACTTCGTCTGCGCTTACATTGCCTGCGGCGGTTACATCGCCATTAACAAGGATGTTTCCTAATACTTTTAGATCTTTATGACAAGTCAGATTACCGGCTACGACTAAATCTCCGTCGATGATTAAATTCTCGTAAATCGATGCATTGCAGTCGATTTTTAAATCGCCGGTGTAATGATATACACCATCTTTTAGCTGAAGCCCTTCAAAGCTTTTGCTAATTTTAATTTCTTTTTTCATTTCTTTTCTCCTTCTATTTGTAAACAAAAGTGCGCTGACCTGCAATGATAGCAAGTTGCCTTTTCTTTAGCTGCCTGTACCGCAGCTTCTAAGTATGCAGGTAGCGATTTATTCCACTCGCCTTTGGAATATTCGTATATTAGTTCAGCGTTTGCGAATTCGCCATCGAAGCTTTGAATTTTAAATACTCTAATCCAATAGTCCTTCCTTTTATGATAGGACTTGATTATATGGTCTCCTACCACCACTGGGATTAATGCGTGGTTGCTATTTGCAAGATGCCCAGCCCGCTTTACATATATCGCCTGCTTCCGGCGTCCATTCTCATCTGCTATTATGGTGGCTTCTCCGGTGTTGGTAGCACCTCCGCCGCATTCCCAAAGAGCGTGGTATCCCTTTTTGGTAGTCTCGGTTTTAATTTTTTTAGTTTCCATTTAATTTTCTCCTTTATAATTATTGTTAATTAAATTGTCTTGATAAAAATTCAATTGTTGCATCTATTAATTTCTCCCTATCTACACGTAATTTGCTCCGTAAAACTGTATTTGCAACTATTCCGAAGTCTATCGTATCGTATTCGTATCCTGCGTATATTGCTAACTGTATAGCATCACCTATTGGTATCTGCTCGCCACGTAAAAACTGCACGCACTCATCGTAATCTGTTATTTGTATGTTTTCTATACACTGCTCTAAACGATAAGCAAATATGCGGTCAAATCTGTATCTGTCTTCTTTAACGCTTGCGATATACTGCTTTAACGCTTCAACACCATCGGTGTAGTTTAACATATGGTATCCTTCGACTACTAATGCTAAAAGTCTAACTGCTTCATCAAAGTGTTTTTGATAAGATGGATTGTTTTTCATTGTTACTCTCCTTTGTATGTTAAATTATCTAAATGTTGCTCTAATATATGAGCGACTTCGTTTAAAACGAAGTCTAAGTCATCTATTAGCATATCTTCAAGTAATAATGATGCTAATATCTCTGAGTTTAAATCTCCTGCTTTGTATCCCAACTCCTCAGCGATTGCTAATGCACTGCATAATGACGGGTCGTATGCAGTCAACACCTCCATCGCTATACCTGAGTAGATAACCTCAGAAGCCGTGCGTATTACTTCATCTATAATCTCGCCGTATCTGTCAGTATCCATAATCTCTTTGTCTCTTATTAACTTTATTATTGTTTCCAATTCTTTAATCTTATCTTCCGTGTTGTAGCTTGGAGCTGCTACAAATGTCTCAGCAATCGATTTGATTGCCTTTTCTTGGTGTTCATCA